GTGAAAGCTGATACCATCACTGGTTTGATCTCGAATACCATCGAGACAAAAGATGATGGCGTTGAGCGAAACGTCGCGCGATACCGTTCTATTTTAACGACTAGAGCGAAAATCGCGGGCGTAGAAGAACCGTCGGCAAAAAGTACAATTTTCAACGTGAATTGTACCCCAGCCAGCGACGGTATTAATTTAGTTAGTGATATGTTGGTGGGTGCGCGTGCGACTATGGCTGTCGAGTTGCAAGAAGCGATCAAGGGTGAGATTCGCATGGAGGCGAATACGGCGAATGCCTTGCGGGGAGGTTGGGACTACGTTGAGTTATCGAGCGTAGTTGCAATCCTTGCCAGTGGCTTAGCGTATTACCGCTTTCACAAGGTACTAACCCAAGAGATTTTGTCGGGTGGTGTTGATTTGAAATTGGAAAGTGCGCGGTCGACAACGAGACCAATCTCGCCACGGGACGGTTCGGTGTTCTTAGGTGAGTATAGTGACAAGCAGGCATCCCCTTGTGTGATCGCAGCGATGGTTGCAGCGGTGTCGGGTGCTGGTGGAACGCTATTCACTAAGGACGTAGCAGTTAACCCTGCTAATAATGCAAAGATCATTCCTGACGCAAAGGACAGAGCGTTGGCAACAGGTTGTTACGACGCACTAGTGCTTCTAGGCAAGAATTACAATGCGAACGGAGCTGGTGCAGTATTCGCGTTTGCTATGGTAGTGGGCTTGCACCGTGTTGGAACTGTCGAAGGTCATACTGACGAAGGCGGTTTCATGCGTGAGCTCCTACGCCGTGTCCAGTTCCCCGCTCCGTATGGAGGAATTTCGTTGGGACCAGGCGAGTTTTCTGGACTCCCGGACCCAACTAAAGGCGTGGGAGGCTTTGATCGTTTGGTTGACGGTCTGCTATTACAAAGCGCAGGTTTGGTGGCCGACTGTGACCCCTTAGTAGAGTGCTATGGAAATATGTACCCTACAACGTTGGTCAGTGACTACGATTGGACTGATGCTGAGTCGGCGGTTTACCAAGCACTGTCTGAAAAGGATAAGAATCGTGTTAAAGGTATGACTGGCGACGCACTGGACTGTGCATCTCAGTTACGATCTACTTTTAGAGAGTTTAGTTCATCTTACGTTGCTCAACTACCGCGTATGATGGGATTGTCTGGAGGTGAGCGAATCGCGAGTCTAGCCCTCGAAGGCGAGTTTATGAATTCGCAAGGACACGTGTACCGCCACCTTAAGATGAAGACAGCGAACCCGTACTATTGGATCGAGCCGACCGGAGTGGTAAGGATTGACACGAGCCATTTGCCTGCAGTGCGAGAAGGGTATGGAACCATGTGTATGACGAACTCGCCGAAATCCCATCCAGCCTTTTCTGGTTTTAAGAAGGTGGGCGAGGCGGCACACTATGGCGCATACGAGGTCGAGTGGGTTAGTGCGCGGAAACATGCGCTGTTACAACACCTCACCTTGAACAAGGCTGACGGTTTGGCTCATATTAAAATCCGTAGATTGCCGGCTGACAGGTTGACAGGACTCGGAGTGGGCGCGGACGGACGCCGTGGTGAGTCTCTCTCCGATAAAATCGAGAACGAGCGCGGCTTGGACGAGTACCTTTGGGGTAGAGGTCACAGTGCTCTGATCGCCCCGGGAGAGTTGAACTTGGTGCGCGGTAGGATTGGTTTTATCGTAGAGCGTTATAGTGATGACCCTCGTGATAGACGCAAGATCAACGTCAATCACGCGCCGCTGGAAGACGAAATGGGTCAGCAAATTGAGTTTAGTGTTCAACCACTTCACGCTCTAGGTTGGGCTGACAAAGGTAACGAAGGTGTTGCGCGGACGATTGAGCGTGACAAAGCCAACGAAGCTTTGAGCGCCTGCCGCGATCGCAGCATGCCATATTTTAATGTGGCTCTATTAATGCCGAAGGGTCTTGCGGCGGATGACGATTTGGATGAAGGGACGCCTCTAAAGGTAGAAGGAAAATCTACCGAAGGTGAGGTAGGAAACGAAATAGGTGTGAAGGATGGCCCGACTCAGAAGAGAGAGGGCAAAGCCGGTTTACAAGTTCTGCCACCTGTGGACCGCTCGAATACGGGCAGAATTGGAACGGGTACCTCCCGAGAGACACCGACTGAGATGAGCGGGCAAAGCGAGGTACCCGATGCGACTTAATGTCCGCAGTGGAAGGTCGTGTAGCAGAGTTGGGTAGCATAGGGAATGCCCTGCTTGACAAGCTAGATGACTGGACCATTAAAACTTTCCCGAGTTTACCGGTGGATGAACAGGTCTACAAAGTTTATACAACACAGCTCTCTGATCCGGTGAGAGCAGCGGCACTATCAATGTTGTTGTGTGAATTCCCAGTTCAGGTGGACATTGATGTTAAACACATCATAAGTCTGCTGCCAGTGCGCGAATTTGTAGATAGGATCAGGGAGGAGTATCATGATTTCAAGTTCATGGAGGGTGGAAGGACGATATTGGAGACTAAGGCCCACCCTGGTGCACAGAACAAGGTTAACGTTTATTTTTCGAACCTCTTAGATGCACTACGGAGTGAGAGACCCGGGATATTTAGGTACCTTATGGCGAACCAGTACTTGTTCTATGACTTATACGATGACTCTGCTAGTGCACTCTTATTAGTTGGCGAGTTGACGGGTGGTGTGTACGAGAGGTCATACGAGTTATACTCATACTTAATGCACAACCCGGGAGATGCATCAGCACTAAATGTGGTAATCAAGTCACTGGGACTTAACAGCAAGAGAGAAGGTGCAGCACTGTGTGAAGCGAAGTGTTTGTTAGGTAGGAGTGTGGAGGCGGTGAGTAAAGAGAAGGAGCTGTACTACAGGGTTGATAAAACTGAAGTGGTAAAAAAGACTGTGGAGTTGGACAGCTCGCGTCTGTATAAGTGTATTCATGAAGTTATATCGCACGAACTGTCTGGTAAGCACGTCAACTTTGCAGACCCCGATGATCACTGGGATAGGCGTTGGTTATGGTGTGTAAACGGGGCCCACAGCAACGTGTTGGGGAGATACAAACCCCAGTATGTCGTCGATTTTTCAAAGCGGATGCACAGGAAGGTGTTCGCCGAAAACGTTCTATCGTGCCCGATCATGACTTGGGATTCGGTGTGATACTTTGTTTTGAGCACTAAACTAGAGCTTGGTAAGGCGCGTGCTATATTTGGTGGTGACACAGTGTCATACTTTTGCTTTGACCACTTCCTTCAACCAATTGAAAAGGCTTGGCGCAATGATAGAGTTAAGTTGGATCCGGGCGAAGGAGGGACGCTTGGTGTGGTAAGGGATGTTGGCAAGTATGGTAGAGGTTCATGGAATGTTATGCTGGATTACGACGATTTTAATAGCCAACATACATTAGAGGCAATGCAGCTGGTGATTAAGGCTGCGGTGGACGTGAGTGGTTACGACGCATTTATGGGACAAAACTTGGTTAAAAGCTTTGACAAGAGTTACATTGTTGATGGAGACAAGGCATACAAGCTTGAGGGAACACTCATGAGCGGCCATCGAGCTACGACTTTTATCAATAGCGTTTTGAACATGGCTTACATACTGTATAGCTACCCTGGCTTGTGGGACGTTAGAAGCGTACACGTGGGTGATGACGTATACATAGCAGTCAGAGATGTTCGCGAGGCAGTTAAAGTCTTAACAAGCGTGAAATCGTCGGGTGTGAGGATGAACCCCGTCAAGCAGAGTGTAGGGATGCTAACCGCGGAGTTTCTAAGAGTTGCGATGGGCAGAAAAGGGGCGTACGGTTACTTGTGTCGGTCGATAGGGTCGGTGATTAGTGGTAACTGGGTTAGTGAGAGGAAGCTAAACCCGAGAGAGGCACTTAACTCCATGATGCAAGCAGGTTGGACGCTTCGCCTGAGGAGTGGTTGTAAGGTAGGATGGTTATTAAGGAATGACATGGCGAGGGTGACAGGTATCAAGAGATCGCTGTGTGAGGAGTTGTTAGATGGGAGAGCGTCTGTAGACGGTTCACCGGTACAGGTGTCTCAGAACTACAACGCTAGTTACACTGTCACGTCAGTGCAGGACAAAGAGACAGTGGACTACAAAAAATATGGGGGGCATAGTTATGCAACAGAAGCGTACTTATCGAAGTGTGCGACCCCTGTTGAGATCAAAGCCCTAGAATTAGCGGGAGGCGATGTCAAAGAAATGATGGTACGGTCTTCATACACGAAGACGCTCATCAGTCATGACATCGTGCGGGCCCCAACGCTGGTTCTGGAAGCTACAGGTCGAAACAGGCAAGGCACGGAGATTATTTACGTTGAGGACATAGCAGCCATCGAGGAAGAAAGAGGAGAACTGGAGAAATACCCTTTAGTTAATTTTGTTCGTGACATGCTTAGTGATAGGGATTGTGTCACGTTGTTGGGTTTGGCAGGGATCCGCGCGTCTAGGGCTGAGGCTAAGGTCGTCGCGTTCGGAGGTGAGGTTGATGTGCCGACCCTCGTTAATGGGTCGATACCTTATGCGGAGGCGCGTGCAGCACGGGCTCGTGCAGGTGGCAAGGTTATGATGATTCGTTACCCGGTTCGTTTTTAGGTAACAGGAGATTGTCTGAGTGTCGGTGTGATGTGGTGGTTCACAGAACACACCTTTGGTATGGTGTGAGTTTGAGTAGTACTCAACTACTTCGTTTGCGGGCGTACCGCTATAGATGAGTGTCG